ATTGCAGAGCATACGGTTAGGACGTATCGTGAAAAGAAAACAATAATTAGTTTCGATGACTGGTATAAAGAACATCCTGAAATATAAAAACCTGTATTTATATGTACTAAAACTATAAATCATGCCAAGACCAAAAAGAAAACAATTAAAATTTGATGAAGAGAGTGTAAATAAGCTACTTCAGGAAATTTATGATGACAGTCATAATCAAAAAGCAAAAATAACCAGACTTTTCACTAAATGGGAAACCAAGGTAAAAGAGGGTGGTGAAATACAGGCAATTGGTGACCAAATCGTTAAAGTAATTGCATTGGAAGCCAAAAACGTTGACCAAAAAATCATGCTTTTGAAGTTCCTGAAGGAAGTTGTTTATGACAACACCAAATCAGGTGGTACTGGTACAACAGACACTCCAAAAGCAGGGGATGGTGAAAACATTACTGCTGACAGAAGAAATGAATTATTAAATTTTGTTCAGGAAGAACTTGAACGTAAAGAAAAGGAAAAAAATAAAAAATAATGAGTTTAAGTAGTAATAAACAGGATATTTTTACCACGATTGGTGCTTATACTTCGTTAAAGCAGGAGAGAAAATTGCCCGACAGGACGAATCTATTTCCTTCGGTTAACAATAAAAATGACGTTATTCCTTTTCAGCTTGACGTTCTCAAAACTGTTGTTGGGTCAGAAGGACTTAAAGAACTTACAGGTCAATTATTCACAGACTTCGTTGATAAGGTTGAACCAGAATTCAAGAAAACATTGGTTAAACAATTCGTTGAATATAATTCAGGTGAATTACTTAACACAAGTTTCGTTAACAACGGTTATTCTATACCATTAAAAGACCTTGATGTTTTCGGTAAATTCCAATCCAATCCAAGTTCAGATATCGGCAGTCTGTTGTATGGTGATGATAGCGATACTTTTGACAGGAAAATGTACACCGCTATCCTAAACGATGGAACTCCTACTACTGTAAATAATATGGTGCTTAATTATAATGCAAGCACAGATAAAGTAAATTTAAAACCAACTGTAGGTTCAAGTGGTTCAAATATCGGTGACTGGTTTGCCGATTTTATTAATGATTCCGTGATTATTGATAAAAAAGTGTTTCTGACAAATGTAATGAATGCCATCTATGGCAGCGTGACTTCGAATCAAGATAAGTCAATGGAACAAATATATCAGGAGCTACAAGTAAGTAAATTGATTGAGCAAGTGATTGAAGACGATGATAGTTTTGTAATCTCTCAAGAAGATTTCGATGCGTTATTACAAAAAGCACAGGGATTGGTTGATGGTGTTGTTTATTATGATATGGGTTGTGGAATTATTGAAGCACAGCTACCCCTCAGTGGAATGACAAATCTTATTTCAGAAATAAGTGGCTCAACAGATTCTTATGCTGTTGGAAATGCAGTTAATGCAACGATTAATGAAAGTATGTCAAATACACCAGAAATTGCTGCCGAGAATCAGGAAACCATTAAAGACGGATTCTTTCAAAGACTGATTCAGGCAATTTCATTGGCACTTTCGCAGGCATTGACAACTGCACCCCAGATACGTGCGCTCCTTGCAATCTCAAGTGCATTAACAAATAATGATGTGCCTCAAATTGGAAATCCTGTTGATGATTTGAAAAAGTTCAAAATATTTTTAAAATGTGTGATACAGGATGTAATAAGGCTTATGAGTAAATTTATTTTCGATTTAATCATCTCATTTTTAATTGCGCTCATCACACCAATAATAACACAAATTCTTCGAGAACGAATAATTAAATATATAAATCAATTAAAATCGTTGGTATCGTCAAAAATACCGACACTATAAAATTAAACAAAATGATAGTAGACCAAAAATTAAACAGACAATTCGCTGGTGTTTATCTTATCGATGGAGTGATAGATGGCACACAGCTTGCAACAGCTTCAAAACCAAATTGGTTTAGGAGAATGACTACCAGACTTTTTTTAGGTTGGAAATGGATAAGCATTAAGAAACTAAAAGAAGTAAAATAATATGGCAATAGATTATAATAATATTGAAGATATTGTTGCTGGTTTCGATAAAATATTGAAACTATCCTCGATTGGCGGACCGCCACCAATCCCTGCACCTCTTATATTAATTGGTATACCAAAGCGCAGTGGTTTGTCGTCAATAAAAATAGCTTCACGTATTATTGCCCGAAAATCAGAAGCTGGTCTTCCCGTAGGTGTCTTACCTTCAGGTGGAGTAAGTCCTGATGAAATTATGGAAAGAATTAGGGTTGAAGAATGGATAAATGCGCTTCAACAAGAGGCGATTATTTCGGTGGCAATCCCGCCCGGGATATCACTCACAGCAGCAGGTATCTCGCCAACGGGACCCGTTTCGGTATTCGGTTCAACAATCTATTACGCAAAAGGTTATGGGGTTATACAATAATGGAAGAACTAAGCAAACTCACGCCAATTGAATTAAATAAAATGATTAATGAGGTCAAGGAAAAACATGACGCATTAAAACAGGAAGTTATTGACCATAGTTTCGAAATCGAAGTCGTTGAGAAGAAAATCAACGAAAAAATTGAGGTCATAAACGAATTAGAAAAAAAATATGTCGAATTAATAGAAGAAATAACCAGTAGATAATGCAATACGAGAAGCCAGTTATACAGACATCAAACCCATATAAATTGGATGGTACTCAAACAATTACCAGAACAATATATTATGGTGAAGTAACTTCCATTGAAGACGAAACCGATGGTGGAAGAATTCAGGTTAGGATTCAGGGTTTTGATAACAAAACAGGGAATGATGATTTGCCTTGGTGTTATCCTATGTTACCTAAATTCTTCCATGTATATCCACAAGTCGGTGAAATGGTTAGAATATTTATTGAAGACATTAAATACCCTGAAAGAAGTAGATTTTGGCTTGGTAGCATCATATCGCAACCACAAAAAATTGGATTCGACTCAATTTATACCTCGCTTTCAACAACAAATTTTGGACTAACTATTCCAGAGAAAGCACCAAGCACATATCCAGATGCTGCTGGTGTATTTCCATTAAAAACTGATGTTGCTATTGTTGGTAAGGTCAATACTGATGTTATACTACGCATGAATGAAGTTCATATCAGAGCAGGTAAACACGAAAACGATAATATTTTAAAGCTAAACACAAAAAATCCAGCAACAATTAGTATGGTTTATGAACCAACTGGCGATAGCGAAGAATATTATAGCAGCACAATAATGATGAGTGATAAACTCGCAATACTTTCACACAATGGAAATCCACAATTTAAAGCAGCACGTGTGGAAGCCAAGGACAGAGAAAGAATATTTGCCGAAGGACACCCAATTGCAAGGGGAGATGTTCTTGTAGAGGCACTTAATATCATACGACAGGCACTTATAGGTCATATCCACGGTTATTCTAACTTACCAGCAGATAAGAATTCAGTTATAAGTGACTTAGAAAAAATCAATCTTGACGCAATTCTACAAAAAAACATTGTAACTAATTAAATTTTTTGTACATTTGCTCTCATGAATATTGATATCCCAATACCACATCAGTTATTTACAGCATTTAATAATGTCACGTTCTATGATGAACCACATAAATATTATGTGGATGACAAGGAATTGATTAGTGTTACCACCTTGATTCACAGGTATCAAGAAGAATTTCAGGAAGATTATTGGTCGCAATACAAGGCTAATGAACATAAATTAACTCAAGCTGAAATTCTTCGAGCATGGAGATTCATAAATAAAAAAGGTACTATTAAAGGTTCGGCAATTCATGACTATGCTGAGAATCTATTTTTAAATAAGATTTATGATTACCCTGAACGACTAATTTTAAATGAATTTGGTTTTGACCCTGTTAAACCAGAGTACGAAATAACTAAAAAGCATGTTGATAAATTCTATAACGAGGTGAGGGGTAAACTAATCCCAATTCGAACCGAAATGATTGTTCACGATAAGGAATCTCTTATTGGTGGAATGCTCGACATCTTATTCTGGAATGTCAAGGCACAAGAATTTCAAATCTGGGATTGGAAAACCAATAAAGATTTTACTGAGGAAGAAAAGGGAAGGCATTTGCGTGATGATTTATACATGCTTGAAGACTGTGATTTGGAAATCTATTCATTACAGCTTGAAATGTATAAACAGATTATCGAGAAACATGTGCCAATTAAACTTGGAAAATCGTACATTGTTTGGTTTAGTCATAATAATGATAATTATAGAATAATCGAAACCAAGAATAGGGAATATTATGTGAAAAAATTAATCGAGAATAGAATCCAAGAATTAGCTGCATAAAAAAAGCCACAACTAAGTGGCTTTTTAAATCTCTGTTCGTATCTCTTATAAGTTAAGAATACATCTCCAAGGTTGAATTTCCAATGTGATGTTGGTAAGGTCATCAGTTCCGTAATCGTTTTCACCAAAGTCAATCGATGTAATCATACATTGTTCCAAGAACCATTTTTCTACCTCAACACCAGTTGGGTCTAATGCTTTCAATAATATATTTTTCTTATATCCTGCAGCATAACCCATACGACCTGTTAAAGATTCTGCGTGTAGACGAACCCATTCCATAAGTTGCTGAGATGTAGACGGACCAATTGGGTCAAGGAATGTCAATGACATTGCTTCCCATGTATATCTACCTGCAACATAGTTTCGTTCGTTCATATAGTCAATTTGTACCGAATTAATTTTCATTGAAGGTCTTTTGAATTTCTGGACTTTCCATACTTCAATACCTAATTCATCTGCAAATTCTGCAAAGAATCGGTTAACCCTTTTCGGTTCGTAATTAAACGGGATACCCCTAATCATTTCTCCTGCCATGTTATTTAGTTGTTAATTGTTTTATATTTATTTTTACGTTTAATAATAAATACTCTGTGAATCAAAAACGAATTATAATTTTGGTATAATACCAGTCCTTAAATATAATCTGTATGGTGACGAGGTTTTATTATTTAAAAAACGTGCTTTTTTTTCTTCATAAGATTCTTCTTCCGCTTCTTCTTCAGCTTCATCCTCTAAATCTTCTTCTACCTGCTCTTCAGCTTCTTCTGTTTCACCTAAAAGGTCGATTTCAATTGGGTCGTTAGTAAAAACAACTTCAATTGGTTTTTCTACTGGAACTTCCATTTTAATTTCTTCAACGGGTTCTTCGATTGTTGACTCAGTAACCTGCTCAATTAATTCTTTAGGTTCTTCTACAACTTCTTTTTTTACGACAGGTTCTTCAGACACTTGGTTAAGAACACTTTTTTTATTTCTTGCCATCTTATTTTAATTTAAATCAATATTATTTCTCATAAATACTTATAAAAAAGAAAACCCACAAAATGTGGGTTTTCCAATTTCAAAAATTACATTATGCACCAACATCGGCAAATGATGCACCAGAGGGAGTAATCGTAAATGTAATACCGATGAATTCGACTGCACGAGTCGGTTTTAAGAAGATTTCACCGTAAAGTTCGTTTCTATCACGAGTTTCTGGTGTATTGTTACTATCATCCATCTTGATTCTGAAGTCATATAAACCTCTTTCTCTCTTGATAGTATCAAGAATTGGAGTTGCTTTAGACAAGAACTGGTCAATTGTTGCTTGGTCGTTCTGCTCGAATACAAGTCTGATTGCGATGTTAGCAATAAGAACCTTGATTTGAAGCAGTAACCTACGAACATTGATTCTGTCGAGAGCACTTTCTTTAACCTGTAGCGTCTTTTGTCCGAAGATTGCAGTTCCTGCATCAGCAAAGTCAGCCATTGGGTTAATTCTACCTTGATATAA